AGCAAAAATAGTTTTTGGTTCGTCGTTTTCAAATAAAATTACTTGACTCATAATTACATATACAAAAATTGACTCATGGAATATCTTCCAAATCCAGAAAGATTTTCCATTACGACAGATGTCACTTCATGATATAAAATTGAAGGAAATATTACCGTAGAATTATTTAGACATGGTAATTTAACTGAATTTTCAATAATCAAATCACCACCAGTAAACATCTTTGGTTCTTTATAGAACCAAGTAATAGCAGTAATTACACAATCATCTGTGTGTGGTCTATAATGATCTCCATTTTCAAAGTAATGGATTTTAGTTTCATCTCTATTTGATCTCCATAGATAGCGAAAAAATGGATGCTTACTCATTAGCTCATCCACCAAATTCTTATTAAATATTTTTCTATTGATACTCAGTATATCAGATTGCTTAACATCATCATACACAACATTTAGATGAAGACCTTTTCCTACTTTGAGTGCCACACCATCTTCATATGCAGTACCTGGTCCTCCATCTTCTTCTGCTCCTTTATATCTGTCAATACTATACAGATATTCTAGTTCATTCATTATCTTATCTAACTCATCTGATGAGTAAAAATTATGAATATGGACGACTGGTAAATCAGCAACCTTAGTAAAAGTCAAATTTAACATTATCAATCTCCTGTATGCTTTTCCATCTGTATACAATAGCATCAGAAAAATACATTACCTTTGGAATTAACTCAAAACCCACTTCTTTATTTTCAACATCTAGAGCATATAAATGTAAATCTCCAGTGTCCAAACAAACAACAGATGTAAATGTTCCATTGGATGATATCTTATCATCTGATATTTTTTCTACAGAATCAATCTCTAGTTCAATACCAAACTCTTCATGCAACACTTTCCTAATACCATACTCTATACTTCTGGTATCAGGTATATTTTTTACATTAATGTATTCAGGAAACTTATAACTGTTCCTTACATTCAACAGTTGATTTGCCATTAGAAATAATTGAAATTGATGTTAGCTCTATACTGTTGATCTGTACATGTAGTGCTGTGATGCATTTTAGTAGCATCAAATTTTAACAAACGATTTTCAATGCTCTCAACTTTTGTTCCATCTTCAAAGATTGTATATCCATTATTAGTATTGAGATAAAGAATTGCTGCCTTGTGTTCAAAATCATAATCGTAATGATCGTGATAATGATATAGAGTCTCTGTTCTAGGATATAAATTTACCTTTACACGTAACAATGCGTTTGCTCCAAACATGAATAGAATAGGAACAATACATTGATCAAAGTGATTACTGTTTGCTCTATGATCATGATGCATAAGGTGAGTAAAATATGGATGTTTTTCTACTCCATGACCAGAGACATCAGTGTTTAAAAACCATGGTGTGTTCTGAGATAACATAATAGTTTCCTGAACAATCTTGAATAGATCAGGTGCTAAGTAATTGTCAATAATTTCCATTTTTAAATCTCCAAAAAGTCTTTGTTTAGTGGCATAGTGGTATCTAGTCCATACCACATTGAGAGAGTATATCTATCTCTCTTAATTACATTTGATACACCGTGACGAAATTCCATTCCATCAAAGTAAACTGTTCTTCCAGAAAGAGGTTGAACATCTACTCCTTCAATAACAGTATGACCACCAATGTAGTTGTCATTCAAATATGTAATTGAAGCTCCTGTTGTAGTTTTCCTTGTTCTATCTTTATGAAATACTTTACAAGCACCACATGGATACTTTACGATTTCAACATTCTGTAGAACAGAAAACTCTTTGTCAGTTACCTTACTCTTCACATCTTTAGCAAGGTTAAGAATTTCATAGTATGTTTCTGGTAGATTGTATTTACCAATCCCTCCTTTGTCCATACTAAGAACTCTAGTCTCATCCCATGTGTATGTTTTTAGGATATTATCTTTAAAAAAATCAATTATCCTATCTACAAAATCATCATTTATATTAATATGTGAAATATGAATCATCGGAATGGTGCTCCAATACTCCAACTAACAAGAGAGTATCTAGTTCCCTCTGTAACTTCACGAACTCTATGATATACAAATGCAGGAAACACTATTAATGTTCCTCTGGTTTTTAGTTCTTCAGCAATCTTAGTTTCTTTCATATTATAATGAAATTCTAGTTCTCCTCCTTTGAACTCACTTGCATCATTTAATAGTAGTGTTGTAGAAAGCTTTCTATACTTTCCTCTCATATTTACATTAGTATCATCTTCTGGGTAAACATAGTGATGTTGATCTGGATGCCAATCATAAAACTGACCGACATTATATTTTGTAAACTGTAACATCTCTGTCCAGTCCCAATCATAATTCCATCCTGCACTTATATTAGCAGAATCAATATATTTTTTTAGAATATTATAGATCCAAGGTTCGTCTATCCATGAGACGTGAGAGTTCCTTGTTTTAAATAGATCTTCTGTATCCTCTTTTTCTACTTTTTCTCTATTAGTTCTATTAATATCACCTAACTCAAAATCTTCCTGCATACCCATCTTAATGATGCGGTCACATTGTTCTGGAGTAAATGCATTTTCAAACCACCAATAATTATTAGAAAGATTCATTATCCACCATTATATTGAGTATAATCAAAATTGGGTATCTTATAAGTATACCAGCCTGTTGTAATATATTTAGTTTCGGTCTTAGAAGGCACTCCACGATGCACATGTGTCCAATCTACTGGCCACATAACTGTTAGTCCTTTACGTGGTTGTATTTTTATCTCTTGATGAAACCACTCGGTCTCTCCACCATCATTTACTGTGTTTAGATATGTCATGAAGACAAGATGTCTAGTTCCAACTAGATCAGACATAGTAGATTTTTCTGTATGCCACCCAAAAAATCCCTCACTAGGTTTATATTTTTGAATATTAAAATTAGTATTTAATCCCCATATATCTTGATTGGTAGAACACCATGGATATTTAAGAGTGTATTCTTTACATACATTACCTAATTCTTTAAGATAATCTTGTATTCTGCTGTCAGGATTTCTAGGAACAACTGTGACATCAGTAGATATTTTAAAATCTTCATTGACACCTTGACCAATAGATCCTGGTTTCTTCTTATCAGATTCTTCAAAGAAAGAAATTAAACCATCACAAACATCCTCATTTATATACCATCCAGCAATAAAAGATTGTTGTGGAATATTAAACTCATTCATAATGACATATTAAACGAGATAGCTATCTTTTCTTCACATACCTGTTTCTCTGTACCATGCATTATATCACTTGTAAACAATAAAAGCGAGCTCGGTAAACATGAATATTCACAATGTTGATGATTCCTTTCATTCCACTCATCTGGATCAGGAAGCATTGTAGGAGTATTAAAAAATTTTATCTTTTCATTAATACCACACTTCACATAATAAACTCCTGCTATCACAGATCCACCATGATTATGTGGAAAAAGATAGTCACCAGGATAACTGATGTTTGCCCAACAATTTTGAATATGTAATGACTCTCTTTTCTTATAACCTAGAGCATCTAGATATAAATTTGCATGTTTATAAAATTCATCTACAAGACCATCTAGTTCTGCTACATTAAAAATATTTTTCTCTAGTCTATGTGTAGAATCTACGTTTTTTAATTTTTCGCGACAAGTTCCAATACTAGAAAAGGCACCTTTGATTTGTTCCTCATAGATGCCTAATTTGTTATTTAAAATATTTGGTTGAAAATAAATCGCTTTTGGAAACCATAATGAAATCATATTTTATATTTAATAACTTTGCTTCACCCACATATGTGTTTGACCATCAAACTGATAATTTACACTTTGCTCTTCAAAAGCTTGAATTTGTATATAAGTTTTCTTTTCTTCATCCCAAATCCAACCTTTAGGATTTCTCAATCCATTTACAGTATAATCTGAATGATCTGTAAATCCAAGTGGTATACCTTTGTTATCATTAACTTGATTAGATTGATATGGACACTCCCAATGACATGCTTTTTCATCTAGAATAACATGTGTTGCATTATGTCTTGGTGGAATAAAAGCATCTCTTACATAATCATATTTACCGCCAACAGCAGCATAATTTTTTCTAAGACATTCTTTAGTATCAAATATAGGTGGTACTTGATCACCGTAACTAGCTGGTGCAGGTTGTAATCTATGACGACCTTTAACCGCATTATATGATGTTTGTTTCCAATCCCATTGAGGTGCTCCACCAAATAGTTCTGAAAGAAATTTAACTCCCTTAAGTTCTACTTCTTCACCATTTTCATTTAAAAGAACTGCATCGTCAACGATAACAACATCAACTACAGTTCCAACTCTGTCTATTTTTGCAAAATGTGCCATGTTTCTTTTTATTGGAATTTGTATTTAACAATTACGATGCCACCGCCACCGTTGCCACCTTTAGGCTCTGGATAGTTGCGAGGA